TCATTGCCAGCATCCTTTTTGTATCGGACGTAAACGGGCCAGCATTGAAAGAATGCATATTTTATTTAATAACTCCCGTTCGTGTTTTCTCTTGTTAATGGCATCTTCAGTAAATACAGGGTTACTGATAGTGACACCAATTTCAAAACAACCTTCAGACGTATTAACGTTTGGTAATAACGTTTCCATTATCGCGTCCTCAACAATGAATTTTGTGATGCGGTGCCTGGTGCCTCCAGGTGACGTTAACCAGTTAACAATTAACGCCGGATACAGAGAATCCACCCATAACACTGTTTTTGGTTTTAACTGTTCCGCGTGCGCTGAGCCGCATTCACCGCATCACAAAATTCACTTTAAAAAGGGCGGCAGAGCAGTCACGGAGTAGAACTGATACCGCCAAAAGTCACCAGAAAATTGATAACAGAGGGCGTTGTAGCGGGGTTGTCACTTAAGTGTATGGTCAACCTGACAACCCGGTGTCCTCAACGGGGAAGGAATAACCCCGCCATACTTACCGCCGCGCCATTTCGCGGAGTGCCACAACCGGAAGCGCACGGTCGACGAAAATTTAACGACAGGCTATCTATGAACCAGCTACCTCGCCGTGCGCTTTCGCGTTATGGTCTGACTTTTCAGGGAAATATCCTTTCAGTAAACTGTCAGTGCCGGATGCTCACCCGTGTCCGGCGCACGTACTCCACCTTACCCGTGGAGAACTCCTTAATTACCAACCTTAGCTTCGTTGGTTAGCTATTAACGCGGGTATGTAATCATTCTGGCAATGCTCAATGCCGCTGCTTTTTCCAGATTGGTGATATCCTGCTCCAGAGCGGACAGATTTTCAGCCTGCTTAGCCCTGGCTTCATTGGCCCATTTCAGATCCTGCGCTGCATTAATTTTCTGGCGCATCCACTCATAAAGTTCATCATCGGTATAGTCTGGCGCGATGATGACGGGTTCTCGTTTCTGCATACTGATTCCTCGCGGTGCTGCTTCGCTTATCAGCCGTTAGATTTTGCCGAGCTGGAAAGCGCCTGTTTAAACTCACTGAAGCTGAGAGCTTCTTCGCCTTCGGCAAGGCCTTCGAAGTATTCTTCGTAAGCCTTTTCCATGATTGTGTCGAAATCCATATCACTCACCTGAGTTTCTTTCCAGCCAGCGACGGGCACCATTTTCGGTTTTAAACGTTTTGCTTTTGGTATACGTCATCGCGGTGAACGTGCCGTCCTGGTTGGGAAACACGCCGTACACTAGAGATTCGTTGTTGCCAAGATCGATAGTATCCATGTTGACCTCATTTCCCCTTAACGCCGGGGTAGCGGAACAAAAACCTGCTGCATAGTTATTAAAGTTGAACCCTGCCGTCATGTTCTTACGCCTCGGGCTGGCTACTTAACCCCTGACCACAGCCTGGTAACTCGAAGTATTGCCCTGCGTTCTGTGGGGCGGGATGAGGGAATGAATGAGGTTTAGAAAAATGAACTTTTCAGGTCAATGTTTTTTTATCAAAACATTTTAGGCAGGCAGCTGTTAAGCCATCAGCACGATGGCATACAGTTAATCAAATAGATGAGGTTGGTTAAATATCTTGTTGAATTTTAAAGCATACGCCCAATATGCAAGATAGATCATCCAGCATAATTGAAGGGTAGCGAGGATTCGTGGGGACTAAAAGAATATCCGGCCCTTCTATCTCCAGTTTACGAATGACAGGTGTTGTGGTCCCTTTGGGTAAGGCAAGGACAATATTTCCTGGTTGTACGGTTCGATCGGGATCAACAAAAACTGTTGAACCATTTGGAATGGAAACTCCCCCACCAGATGTTGACATACTGTCACTCTCTAGAACAACTGCAAAGGTATTGGCCGGGATTTCTCCGACAAGCTGCACACAAGAGGTTATTGAGGAATTTTTCATATAATCACTCCAGCTTGCTGCCTGCTGAAGTGATAGTAGCGGAACCGTTTTTATCGGCGGTAAAGATAGATCAAGCGAATCACCTGTATTTAACTCTCCTCCATTAAGAAGCCAATTTTCGTTTACTTTCAATATCTTTGCCAGTGAACTTATGTAACGCGAGGACGGCGCTCCTCCACCGTTCATCCATTGACTTACGGAGCCTTTTGATGCGCCAGTGGCATTGACAAGGTCTTTGCCTTTCAGGTTTAGCGCATGCATACGTTGGGTTATGCGTTCAGATATTGTTTGCTTGCTCATGTTTTGATTTTAAAACACAGATGGTTTTGTTTCTTGACTTTCTTTGGTTTTGATTATTAAACCTTTGGCGTTCAGTTTTATGGAGCGACTCATGAAAAAATCAGAAGTATTAGGCTATTTTGGCGGAGTTGTTAAAACAGCCGCAGCTCTAGGAACGTCAAAAACCACAGTCAGCATGTGGGGGGAAGAGGTTCCGTGGAAATGGGCGTTGCTAATTCAGGCAGTCACTGCCGGGGCGCTCAAATATGAGTTACACATACCGACGGTTGTCATTCCCGGTTCTGATCATAATCCGCCTTCTAACCAAGGGGGGGATTCATGAAAATCAAGCATGAACACATCCGCATGGCGATGAATGCCTGGGCGCGTCCTGATGGCGAAAAAGTTCCAGCAGCTGGAATAACCCAGGCTTATTTTGAGTTGGGTATGACGTTTCCTGAACTGTATGACGACAGCCATCCGGAAGCCCTGGCTCGCAATACCCAGAAAATTTTCCGCTGGGTAGAGAAAGACACCCCTGATGCAGTTGAAAAAATTCAGGCGTTGTTACCAGCGATCGAAAAGGCAATGCCACCTTTGCTGGTGGCCAGAATGCGCAGCCACAGTTCAGCTTATTTTCGGGAGCTAGTGGAGACGCGGGAGCGACTGGTGAGAGACGCTGATGATTTTGTCGCAGTGGCAATCGCCGGTTTCAATCAGATGAACCGTGGTGGCCCGGCAGGAAATGCTGTGGCAGTACATTGACTGACAATAGCCATATCGAATCGCTTCCGGCAACTCGTGAGTAAAAAGATTCGGTATCAGAAGAGGTGAGTATGGCTAACGCCTGGCTCAGATTATGGCATGACATGCCAAATGACCCTAAGTGGCGAACAATTGCCAGGGTGTCAGGGCAGCCAATTGCAACAGTGATGGCAGTGTATATCCACCTCCTGGTGAGTGCGTCACGAAATGTCACGCGAGGTCATATTGATGTCACGACAGAAGATTTGGCAAGTGCGCTCGACGTGACAGAAGAGGTAATTGACTCAATTTTGCAGACGATGCAGGGGCGGGTACTTGATGGTGATTTAATCACTGGATGGGAAAAACGCCAGGTGCTTAAAGAGGACAACGGCAATATTTCGCAAACCGCAAAATCTCCTGCAGAGCGCAAGAGGGCGCAGCGAGAGAGGGAAAGAAAGCGGGAACAAAATGGCGATTGTCACGGCGCGTCACGAAATGTCACGCACATGTCACGACGAGTCACGACAGATAAAGATACAGATAAAGATACAGATCAAGAAGATCAAAACACTATGGTCCATGGCGTAAAAAACGCCACGAACCAGGCAGGGGATGTTCAGACCGTCAATCCTGGTCAGCCAGCAGGCACGACACCGGAAGCCGATTCAGCGTATGCGCTGAAAGCCGATTCGGGCGCTGTGCAGCAGGCGATGACCGCAGGGTCGGAGCAATCACACCAACTGCAGCAGCCTGAAGCCGATTCCGCCATTCAGCGGGAAGCCGATCGGGTAGTCCCGAAAAACACCGGGCAGCCTGTGGGACGAGTGGATTATCCGGATGTGTTCGAACAGATCTGGCGGGAGTACCCGTTGCGTGCCGGGGCAAACCCGAAGAAATCCGCTTTCAGTGCCTGGAAGGCCAGATTACGCGAGGGGGTGCCACCAGAGGCCATGCTGGATGGCGTGAGGCGTTACGCAAGATACCTAGCGGTTACCGGGAAAACGGGAACGGAATTTGTTCAGCGGGCGACGACGTTTTTTGGACCGGACCGGAATTTTGAAAACCCCTGGTTGCTCCCGGTAAGCGGCACGAACAACCAGCGTTGTGTGAATCATATTTCTGAACCGGATACCGAAATTCCGCCGGGCTTCAGGGGGTAAGTGTTTATTTCAGCTCATGAGGTAATTATCAGGAGGAGTTGTGGCAAAAGTTTTTACACAAGAAGAGCGGGAAAAAATTAAAGGGCAGGTTGTTGAACTTGTACGCCAGAGTGGGCGCGAGACGTTACGGCAACTGGAAGCCAAGACAGGTGCGACAAGATATCTGATGAGTGTTCTCGCCAGAGAGCTGGTTGCCAGTGGCGGTGTATACAATTCTGGCTACGGGTTATTCCCGTCTGAACAGGCTCGTAAAGACTGGCAAAACGCCCGCAAAAAATTATCGAGGGCAAAGCTGAAGAAACCGGTTGTGGTTGATCCTGACCTTATATGGTCATTACCAGATGGAGAAATACGTCGCTACGACAGGCACCTGAATATAATCTGTCGCGAGTGCCGGGAGAGCGAAGTTATGCAGCGCATACTGGCATTTTATCAAGGAAATGTTAGGTATTTTAGACGTTACTAGATTAAAGAGCATTAGTTCAGATGTGAATTGACATTTTCATGGCGCAGGGTAGAGCTAGCGTGGTAGTTTTCTTTGTGCCAGAAACGGCATTTGCAAATATGGCCATGCGCTGTCACTTAGAGAGGAGCACAGGATTTACCTGTGCTCAAGTTCAATAGTAAAGATGAAAATATTATGAAGATGGTGGGGGAAATGTAACTGCAGTGATACTTTGTGCAAAAGTAGTAATTATTTCTTTGCAGCCAGAATCAGGCCGTCAAGCCACTCCTGGTGACCATTGAGCATTGGGTTCGGACGAGTATTTGCCAGGTCTTTTGCTGGAACTCCGTTCTGCGTTTCCTGTGTCAGGATACGGAGTCTGTTACCCGAGAGTTCCTCCAGTAGCCACGCATGATGAACATCTAGGCGTTGTACAGTATCTTTTTCACCGGACCATCCGTGCCATGCCAAACGAGCAGGTTTACCTTCAGTAGGTGGAATAAATTCCACGACCTGAGCTTCAACCGGAAATCCAAATGTGCTGAAGTAAAAGCGCACGCCATTTTCCAGCTCCGGACCTTTATTGTTATAAAAGCGCACATCTGCTGAATTTTTATAGTATTCCGGCCATAGTAATGGCTGACTAAGGAGTGGCCAAACATCATTGATGTTCAGACCGGAGATGATCATTTCATTAGACACAAAGTTATCAGTAAATCCCGGAACAAAGCCTTCTGGCCAGTGAATAGCGTTCATAAATGCCTCCAATTGCGGTAGTTAATTGTACTGGGTTTGCTGCGTTACGACCGCAACACGATGGCAGTGATTATTAGCGCAATGAAGTTATAAGGCGAATTATGATTACTTATAATCTTAATAAGATAAATTATATCAGGAGCCAGTATCTTGGCTAACTTCTACGCATAAAGCCCGAATCCACTGATGGCTAGGGTCACGATGAGTTCGTTCATGCCAGGCCATACTCTTGGTAAAGCCCGGAACTTTCAGGGGCAAAGGGAGTATGATTAGATCGTTGTTAGTCAGGACCATGCGGTGGGGGACAACAGCGATCATATCAGTCACTTGCAATATATCAGGAACTACTTGAAAACTATTAACTGACATGCCTACTCGTCGTGTCAGACTGAGCTTAGCCAGTGCTTCATCTGTAACACCGGAGAAGCTACCTTCTGAAGACACCAGAATATGTTCCTGTTTGCAAAATTGTTCGAGAGTCATTTCTGAATTCGCTGACAACGGATGATTCCGTCGTGCTATGCAAACATAATCTTCTTCATAAAGTGCTCTGCCGTGCAGCTCTCCGGGAGTGGTTTGTGGTGTTACCAAAGCCAGATCAACTTCTCCCTGAGATAACTGCTGATATATTCGTTTATTGTCTACAGGCCGCACAGAGATTTTAATATTCGGTGCTCGATGTTTCAGCGCAGCCATCAATGGGACAACAACAGCCTTAACTGCATAGTCCGTTGCGACAATGGTATAAGTTAGTTCTGCCGTCATGGGGTCAAATTTACTTGGTTTCAGCAGAATCGTGATATCGGTGAGAATTTGTTTTACCGGCATAGCAAGTTCTTTAGCACGGAGTGTGGGAACCATACCGTGACTGGTGCGAACAAAGAGAGGATCGCAAAAATAATCACGTAATCGAATAAGCATGCCACTGACAGCGGGCTGCGTCAGGGAAAGTCGCTGCGCAGCCCGAGTCACGCTTCCCTCATCCATTAACGCATCAAAGGTCTTAAGTAAGTTAAGGTCGAGGGTTTTGATATCATTTTTCATAATGAGGTCACCTGACAGATATAAAAATGTTGATTGAGGCTAATTGCCCCGATGAAGGTTGTCGAGGGGAACCAGGAGTTTTTTCTTTTGGGTGATTTCCATTGCTGGATAGTTCCCTTGTACAGATAAGTCCGTTCTTCGCACAAAGCGGACTGGAAGGTTAGCTTGAGTCGGACTTTGCGTATTAAAAGAAGTGCTGGTGGTGACAGGTTCTTGAGCCCCATTTCCCCAGAAAAAATCAGAGAAACTATACCCAATAGTTGTATTGATTCACTGACGAGACGGCCTCATATTGATAGGGACTAGTGTGCATCCAATACAGGAGGTTGTTGTGCTGGTTCTCAAATGTGCGCTGGCTATTGCGGCTGTAATGGCAATTTATTGTCTTGCTGTTGTTCTTATGGATCGCCTTTCTGATTGATTTCATATTGGCGAGGTAACGGTAGTTAAGTAGAATTGCTGCGGGTGCTTGAGGCTATCTGCCTCGGGCATGAACACCAACGGCAGATAGAGAAAAGCCCCAGTTAACATTACGCGTCCTGCAAGACGTTTAACATTAATCTGAGGCCATATCTATGCGACACATAGAGATTAGCCTCTTACGGACCGAAAGGTCAAGGAGAAGCAGGCTATGAAGCAGCAAAAGGCGATGTTAATCGCCCTGATCGTCATCTGTTTAACCGTCATAGTGACGGCACTGGTAACGAGGAAAGACCTCTGCGAGGTACGAATCCGAACCGGCCAGACGGAGGTCGCTGTCTTCACAGCTTACGAACCTGAGGAGTAAGAGACCAGGCGAGGGAGAAATCCCTCGCCACCTCTGATGTGTCAGGCATCCTCAACGCACCCGCACGTAACCCGCTTCGGCGGGTTTTGTTTTTTCCTGGCATTCTGGTTTACAATTCGCACGCCAGCCTGAACAACTGGCACCTGCTGCGCCAGCAGAGACAACCGATGGCGCGCGATACCAAATTACACAATTCTAATGATTCTGCCGTCTTTGCCAGTAGGTGCGGACGGCGTTTTCACGCATTCAAATCAGACTGGTTCCAGCATCCTCCATGCACTGAAGAGCAGGCGGAATGGATAATTCAGTGTTACCGCAGGCGCGGATACGAGGTTAAGAAAGCTCTTAGCCTCGACTACCGTCACTGGATAATCTCAGTCAGACTCCCTTACTCCGAACGCCCACCGCGTTCATCCCGCACATTCCAGCAACGCATCTGGAGGTAACGTGCGGGTATTACTTCGACCTGTTCTGGTACCGGAACTCGGGCTGGTGATCGTTAAGCCGGGCCGTGAATCCATGCCGGTATTCCACAATACCCGGGTATTGGTGGAGCCGGAACCGAAAAGCATGCGTAATCTGCCGTCCGGGGTCGTTCCTGCCGTTCGCCAGCCGCTGGTGGAAGACAAAACATTGCTGCCGTTTTTCAGTAACGCACGGGTGATTCGTGCTGCTGGTGGTGCTGGTGCATTGTCTGACTGGCTGTTGCGCCATATTAAATCCTGCCAGTGGCCACACGGCGATTATCATCACAGCGAAACCGTCATTCACCGTTATGGTACCGGCGCAATGGTGTTGTGCTGGCACTGCGACAACCAGCTGCGTGACCAGACATCCGAATCACTCGAGCAACTTGCTCATCAAAACCTGTCAGCATGGATGATTGACGTCATCGGTCACGCAATAAGCGGTACGCAGGAGCGTGAATTATCTTTGGCTGAATTATCCTGGTGGGCGGTCCGCAATCAGGTGGCGGACGCGCTACCGGAAGCGGTATTACGTCGTTCGCTGGGGTTGCGTGCGGAAAAAATCCGCTCAATGTACCGTGAAAGCGATATCGTACCGGGAGAGCAGACCGCCACCAGCATACTGAAGCAGCGCACAAAAAATATTGCGCTACCGCCTCACGTCCACCAGCACCAGCAACAGAACCCACCACAGGAAAAGACGGTGGTCAGCATTGCCGTTGATCCGGAATCTCCGGCTCAGTATCTCCAGCGCCAGAAACCACAACGGGAAGAGATGCCTGTATACACGCGTTGGGTAAAAACGCAGAAATGCATGACGTGCGGTAATCAGGCAGATGATCCGCACCACATCATTGGTCATGGACTGGGAGGGATGGGAACAAAGGCTGATGATTTGTTTGTTATTCCGCTGTGCCGTAAATGTCATAACGAACTGCACGCCGGGGTAAAAGATTTTGAAGAAAAACACGGCAGCCAGCTGTTGTTGCTGATTCGTTTTTTAATGCACGCGAGAAATTCGGGTGTCCTGAAGTGGAAAGCATAAATGACTGAGCGCATAGAATTTGTTTTGCCTTACCCGCCGTCGGTGAACACCTACTGGCGCCGTCGTGGTGGCGTATATTTTGTATCAAAAGCCGGTGAGCGTTATCGCCGGGATGTGGCGCTTATTGTTCGCCAGCAGCGACTGAAATTAAATCTGTCCGGTAGATTGGCAATCAGGATTATTGCAGAGCCACCGGATAAGCGCCGCCGCGACCTGGACAATATCCTGAAGGCACCACTGGATGCACTGACACATGCAGGACTGCTTATCGACGATGAGCAGTTTGACGAAATCAATATAGTGCGCGGTCAGCTCGTTCCTGGTGGTCGACTGGGCGTGAAAATTTACGAAATAATGCATGACGGGCAGGTCAATAAATGAGACTGGAAGATTTACCGAAATACTACTCCCCAAAATCGCCTGGCCTGACTGATGCATCCGTCTCGACGTCAAAAGATACGCTGAGTATCACTGATGTGATGGCTGCGCAGGGTATGACACAAAACCGTGCTGAGATGGGATTTTCTGCGTTCCTGGGGAAAATGGGCATTAGTATGAATGACAGGGCGCGGGCAACAGAATTACTGGCAGATTATGCATTAAGTCAGTGCGATCGCGTGGCGGCGTTAAGAAAACTTCCGGCAGAAATAAAACCGGCAGTGATGCGCATTATGGCTTCGTATGCTTTTGAGGATTATGCCCGCAGCGCAGCGAGTAAAAAGCAGTGCCCTTGTTGCCATGGGGAAAAATTTATTGAAAGCGTAGTTTTTACAAACAAGGTCCAGTATCCGGATGGTAAACCGCCGGTATGGGCAAAGTGTACAAAGGGTGTGTATCCGTCTTACTGGGAAGAATGGAAAAAAGTCCGGGAAGTGGTAAAAGTTGCCTGTCCTGAATGCGGGGGAAAGGGTGAGGTCTCCACCGCCTGTAAGGATTGCCGTGGGCGTGGTGTCGCCATTCATCGTGAAGAGTCGGTAAAACGTGGTATGCCTGTTATCAGAGACTGCCAGCGTTGTGGTGGTCGTGGCTATGAAAGATTGCCGTCAACAGAGGCGTTTAATGCCATATGCAAAGTGACGAGCGCTATCACTCTTGATACGTGGAAAAAATCAGTGAAGCGTTTTTACGATACGCTGGTGGTTCGGTTTGACATTGAAGAGTCATGGGCGGAGCGGCAGTTGAAGAGGGTAACGCGATAGTGTTGTTGATTTTTCCCGAATCTGTGGTAAATTTGTCCTAACGATGGGCGTTTTATGCCTGGCGTTAAAAGATTTTTTACAACCCGCCCCCGTGCGGGTTTTTTTGTGTCTGAAAAACAGCACAGGACGTTAAACGCGCTGGTGGTTGCGAATATCGGTTTTTCAGCTTGCTGGCTTTTCAGACAAGAGTTATTGGTATGTCACGTTAACCGGAAAAGGGAAAAAGACATGCTAAAACAGCAGGATATGACCGAAACCGCCAGAGTGGTGTTTAATGAATTAAGCGTCACCGAACCGACGACCGTCGGGGAGATTGCGCAGAATACTTACCTTTCACGCGAATGCTGCCAGTTAATACTGACCCAGCTTGTTATGGCGGGCCTGGCAGATTATCAGTTCGGTTGTTACAGACGCCTTCCGCAGTGAAGGCTTTTTAATTTGTGGTAATGGGCGGCTGGTGGGTGTTAGCGGCACCTGCCAGCCATCTGCTCATGCGTTGGGGTCACAAGCAAACCTCAGGCCCATCTGCTTTGCGCAAAAGCGGTATGAGCCTATCAGAGAAGTGCTTATTGATCTATGGCTAATACTGTAAAAATATCCAGTTGTGAGTTAATCAACGCTGATTGCCTGGAATTTATCCAGACCTTACCGGAAAACTCTGTCGATCTGATAGTCACAGACCCGCCATACTTTAAAGTGAAGCCCGAGGGCTGGGATAACCATTGGAAGGGCGACGATGATTACCTGAAATGGCTGGATCAGTGTCTGGCGCAATTCTGGCGGGTACTGAAACCTGCCGGAAGTCTCTACCTGTTCTGTGGTCATCGCCTGGCATCTGACACCGAAATCATGATGCGTGAACGCTTTAATGTGCTGAATCACATTATCTGGGCGAAACCGTCCGGGCGCTGGAACGGGTGTAACAAGGAAAGCCTGCGGGCGTATTTCCCGGCAACAGAACGCATTCTGTTTGCTGAACATTATCAGGGACCATATCAGCCCAAAAGTGACGGCTATGCGGCAAAAGAAAGGGAACTCAAACAGCACATAATGGCACCGCTGATATCGTATTTCAGGGATGCTCGTGCCGAACTGGGTATAACGGCAAAACAAATTGCCGAAGCCACAGGTAAGAAAAATATGGTTTCCCACTGGTTTGGTGCCAGTCAGTGGCAGTTGCCGAATGAGGCTGACTATCGGAAGTTACAGGCACTGTTTTCCCGTATAGCGGCAGAGAAGTTTCAGGAACAACAACTGGAACAACCACACCACCAGCTGGTGGCATCTTATGATTCACTGAATCGCAAATATTCTGAATTGCTGGATGAGTTTAAATCTCTCCGGCGCTATTTCTCCGTATCAGTCTCCGTGCCTTATACCGATGTCTGGACGCATAAGCCCGTTCAGTTCTACCCGGGTAAACATCCGTGCGAGAAACCGGCGGATATGCTCCGGCAAATAATCAATGCCAGTAGTCGACCTGGTGATCTGGTTGCTGATTTTTTTATGGGATCCGGTTCCACAATAAAAGCAGCAATGGCGCTGGGGCGTCGGGCCTTAGGTGTTGAGCTTGAGTCAGAGCGGTTTAACCAGACAGTGAAAGAGATAAACGAGCTGGTGGGGAAATAATCTGGTGGCCACGTCAGGTGGCCTTTTTATTTCCATTACACAGCACCCGCATCTGCGAGGTGGGGTTATGAAATCCATGGATAAGTTAACAACGGGTGTCGCCTATGGCACCTCAGCAGGTAGTGCCGGGTACTGGTTTTTACAGTTGCTCGATAAAGTCACGCCCTCACAGTGGGCGGCAATAGGTGTGCTGGGTAGTCTGGTATTTGGCTTGCTGACGTATCTGACAAACCTTTATTTCAAGATTAAAGAAGATAAGCGTAAGGCTGCGAGAGGTGAATAATGTCGCCATCATTACGCAAGGCTGTTGCTGCTGCTATTGGTGGTGGGGCTGTTGCCATAGCGTCTGTGCTCATCACTGGTCCGAGTGGTGACGATGGCCTGGAAGGTGTCAGCTACATACCATACAAAGATATCGTTGGCGTATGGACTGTATGTCACGGACACACCGGAAAAGACATCATGCTCGGTAAAACGTATACCGAAGCAGAATGCAAAGCCCTCCTGAATAAAGACCTTGCCACGATCGCCAGACAAATTAACCCGTACATCAAAGTCGATATACCGGAAACAACGCGCGGCGCTCTTTACTCGTTCGTTTACAACGTGGGCGCTGGCAATTTCAGAACATCGACGCTTCTTCGCAAAATAAACCAGGGCGATATCAAAGGCGCATGTGATCAGCTACGGCGCTGGACATACGCTGGCGGTAAGCAATGGAAAGGGCTGATGACTCGCCGTGAGATTGAGCGTGAAGTCTGTTTGTGGGGGCAGAAATGAGCAGAGTAACCGCGATTATCTCCGCTCTGGTTATCTGCATCATCGTCTGCCTGTCATGGACTGTTAATCATTACCGTGATAACGCCATCGCCTACAAAGAACAGCGTGATAAAAAAGTCAGTGAGCTGGAGCAGGCGATCGCCACCATCGCTGACATGCAGCAGCGTCAGCGTGATGTTGCTGTGCTCGATGCAAAGTACTCGAGAGAATTAGCCAATGCGAAAGCTGAAAATGAAACTCTGCGCGCTGATGTTGCCGCTGGTCGTAAGCGCCTGCGGGTCAATGCCAGTTGCTCCGCAGCCGTGCGTGAAGCCACCGGACCCACCCGCGTGGATAATGCAACCAGCCCCCGACTGGCAGACACCGCTGAACGGGATTATTTCACCCTCAGAGAACGGCTGATGACAATGCAAAAGCAACTGGAAGGGGCACAGGAATATATCCGTACCCAGTGTATACCGTGATGTTTTGTTATAAAGGTGTTGATGGTTGTGTTAGGGGGGATTTAACAAAAAGCCAGTTCCGGACTTTATAGTGTGCTCAGATCATGGCCAAAAACGATTTCTGTGATAAATATTTTGAATATTATTTACAGGTAAATGACGTGGGTCGCATGAATGAAAATATTACAATAGAGTATTAAGTATATGCTCATATTGTATGGGCTGAGAAGGCAAAACACGGTAATTCCTTATGTTGCTGTGATACCTGATTGGCAGAATAGTTATTTGGTCTTGAGTATATAGTCAGCGTTTTTTGTTCAGTAATAGATCTTTCAGTTAAAAACAATAAATAGCGTGATTATTTCTGTTTGTTATTTGTATTTTTGTTTGTTGTTTTATTGTCTTTCTGTGGAGGGGGGAGTATTGTTCCCTTATTAAGGGCAGGTAAATTTAGAATGGTAATCTGTAGATAATTGGAGGTCACTTATGCTACATGATCACCAGGCTGAATGTCTGGAGAAAAAAGGACTGTACCGGAGAGCGGCTGCACGATGGGCAAAAGTGATGGTACAGCTAAGTGATGATCAGAAAAGAAAAATCGCGGCACAGAAACGAGCAGAGTGTTTGCGTAAGGCGCGCCGGACTTCGGTTGCACCGGTGAATCTGACAGAAATAAAGCAAGCGGTCAACAGACTACATTCTGAGTTGGGAATGGGATTTGAAGAGCGGCGGATATTCCGACGATATAAAGGGACAGGAGAACAGAATACGTCCGGAAACGCGCGCTCAAAAAAATGCTAA